CCCAGCCCAGCCGGGTAGTAGATGGAATCCCGCCACCTTACGCAGCCCTCACCAGCCTGTGGATGGAAGGGGAGTCTCAACTCGGTCTGAACGAACCGGCTGTTATCAGCATCATGGGCCCAGAGGCCAGTCCTGGTGGCAGCGTAGATGATTGGCTCCCCGGAACCACTAGGGGCTACGAACAGGTCCGCAACCTCATCAACACCACCGCCCAGGGACAACTTGGCATCGTTTATCTCAGTGCCTACTGTGTGGGCCCACCAGAGCTGGCCCGTAGCATCGATGCCCCAGAGACGGTCATCCCACTCGGCCAGGTACTTGGTATTGGTCGTGTCTTTAGTAAGGCTGGCAGGATCAGTGCCGTGCCAATATGAGAGCGTAGTGGCGATCACCATGTAGTTGGAACCGCCTAGAGAGATCGACAGTGCGTCTGTAGCGGCAGCGTCCAGGGTCTGGAGATTGCTCCCCCAGTCGTTCACTCCATCGTTGAACAAGTAGAGCTCAGTAGAGCTACCGTTGTTAGCTGTGCCGTATATCTTATCCCCAAACTCGACCAGGATACCCATAAGGTTATCGAGAGTCTCAGCGCCATCCTCGGTGAGCGGCGCCATGACCAGGTGGCCCTGGTTCCGTAGGTTCAGAGTGCTCCACCAGGCCCGGTTCAGTGGCTCGTCTACCGCCACAACCTCTTCAGCTCCGATGCCGCCCCTGAAATCAGTCCAGGCGGCCACAGAAGCACGTAGCTGGGAGTCCTTGGTGGTATCGCCCAGGACAACCTTGCTGGGATAGATGGAAGCCAGCACCGTCTGGACCGGCCCCTCGATGGGGTAGCGGACAGAGTTCAGAGATATCTCATCGACCTGGATTACTCGCTGCGTCATCAGTCGACCGTCCGAACGCCCTGGAGCATCGGCATCCTGGCTTTAGCCTGCTCTGAGAGAGCCATCCAGAACTGGGCCATACGCCGGGCCTCCCCGGGGTCAGGAAGACCCCAGGAGGCCGACAAGGCTAGGGCCGTAGCCCTCGCGATAACGTAGCCCTCGTCTACCTCGCAGGTACTGCTATCAGCAGTCATAACCGCTGGCTGGTCTCCCCCGGTCAGGCGCAGAAGGTTGTAGCGAGCTGCAGACCTACCGTCCAGGGTGAACACCAGGTTCCGGTTGTTCTTATCTATGCCCCAGAGATGGGAGTGCAGCTTCTCCCAGGTAGCACTGGCATCGACCACAGCCTTGATATCATCTAGCCAGACATTGCAAGCGCCCAGGTCCGAGTCATACTCCAGGCCCACACTGATGATCGCGGTATCAGATTCCGGGTTGGCTAACGCCACCCGGCAATACTTCCAGGTATCAGCCGTAAGGGCAGGAACATTCAGGGTCTCTACTGGTGAGACACAGTCAGCCGTATTATCCAGGAGTAACTTGAGGTTCCCTGAACTGGTACCGGCTGCGAGGTTTATCTTGATCCAGAACTCAACATACGTGTACTTGCTCAGGTCTTTCGAGGTGATGCTATCAGTGATGACAGCCCCGGCAGATGCACCAGCAACGTAGGTCACTTTGAGACTCTGGGTTCCCTGTTTCCGGTCCTGGGTATCCAGAGCAGTCGATATCCCTGTAGGAGTGGTGACTTCATCAAAGTCAGACTCACAATCGTGAATCCTGGTGGAGGTGACAGTCTTCCTCTGTTCTACCTTATTCAACATGGCGAACTGGGAAGGTATGGAATACGTGGTCGTATTCCCATCAGTGTGGAGAGAGACGTCAGTCTCGGGGTCGTAGACCCGGCCAGTCACTTCGATGATGGCCTGGTCGATGAAGTCATTGATACGGGCAGGGTTGAACTTCTCGTCCCAGAGCTCGTATGAGACTCCAGACGCTACCGAGTTTGTGAAGGACGGGGCTACTGTCATGTCCGTCGAACTCTGGGTGTAATCCGATACCTGACGAATCTCCTCGTCATTAGTTCCAGAAGTCTGAACCACCCACTTTCCGTTATGTGCGTCATCGCCACCACGGAGAGTGGCATCGATTACGCTAGTCCTATCGACGGTTGAAGTAGTCGATGAGACATAGAGAGCCTGCAGGTTGTAGCCGACAGACACTCTGATCTGTTCTCTTGTACGCCCCTGGACAACCGGCATCTAAACACCTCAGTAACTACGCCGCATCTTGGTCATTGGCTTGGAAGCAGCTTTTGCTTTAGTTCCTTTCTTTCGGGCCTTAGCAGCAGCCTTGTAACCAGCTTTCGTATAAGGGAAGTTCTTGTCACCAACTTTTGGCATTACCAATACCTACCATGTAAGTTTTCTTTGCTGAACTCTTTGCTTGCCCGGATCTCTACTAACGTGCCGCCCAGGTCGTGCTGCTGGCTTCTTGTCAGCGGGACCTTAGCTTCCTTACTCTGCCACTCTTTCTCAGCTTCTTCACGCTGCCAGTGGCAGATCTCATTCAGCTCGTCAACATCGTAGATAGAATCTGCGCCGGGGATCATGACCGTGATTTCATGGTCTGTCCCCGGCTGATATATCCGGTACCGTTCACCTGGTAGCCAGACACCAATTGCCATCTAACGTATGTTCAGGAATACTTCGTGATACTCAGCGTCCACGCCAGCAGTCCTTCCCATCTGGCCTACAAGACTGAGTGAGCCGTCATTCAGCTCCACTGCGCCTGCAGTACCGTTAGATCGCATGATGCCCAGACCTGCACCAGGAGTGCCCTGGATCAAAGCCACTGATTGTCCTTCAACCTGCAGCCAGCCGTAGCTGCTACTGGCGATATCGTTTCGAGTGACGCCAACGACCGGGCCCACCGAGGTGGTGTTGGACTGCAAGACGCCGTCATAAGGGCTCTTGTAGAAACCAGCAGTATCGGTACCAGCGGTGACAGCCTCAGCAAAGCCATCCTCGTGGTCGATCGTGATGGTCACGTTAGCTGTTCCAGCCGCATGACTCTTGACTCTGTACATATAACCGCCGCTCGCAGTAGCGGAGTTGAAGAACAAAGTGCCGTCCGCATATTCATTCTTAGTGACAGCACCGCCAAAGGTAACGATGACCGTAGTGCCACCGGCACTTGCTCCGGTAGTTACTGCCAAGTCATCATTCTCATTAGCTTCAACGCCTGACGCTTCCATGAGTTGGCCTACTGACACCGCCTCGCCAGCCTTGGCGTACACATAGCGGGAGTCCGCTATCTGCATGATGGTGCCCAGTTTGTGATATTTGGTTGTGGAGGTTGCGTTCTCCCAACCCCATTTGCCGCTTATAGTCTGAGGAAAAGCCATTTCAATTCTCCTTATTCACAGGCTCAAAGTCCTGCGATCTCCGATATTAAGGGCCTCGGAAATCGTTACAGCCCTTATGCAGCTCTGGGTTTGTATTCCCTGGTCCGCACAGTGGTGCAACCCTCTGTGCGGCAGGAAGAGCCCATAGCTCTATTGAACGTATGTTGATGAGGCGCTGCTTCTGTAGCACTTTCATCACCGATATCTAGCAACTCTGCAGCAGCAGTTATCTGCTCCTGGAGTTGGTCTACAGCGTCTTGGGGGATGACCGGACTATCAGGTGCGACTAACGTCCACCCTCTAGCCCGGTAACGCTTCATGTGGTACGGATCAGCAGGCAGGTTGGGCAAGGCAGTGCCATCTGGCTTGTACCAGGTAGCCTTCTCTCGGTTGTTCTGTATGAACGACCAGGAGAAGCCCTGCTGGGCCAACCATTGCCGCTCTTCCCTTAGTTCTGGTCCTGTACCTAGTGGCATAAATCCCCCTAGTATTAAGCGTTAGTTGCTGGGTTGCTGACAACGTAAAGCATCGGAGCTCCACGACTGTCATCGATCTCAAAGGCACTGTAATCACTGGTAATTACCAGTTCAGTTGCTCTAAGAGAAGCATCACGCTGTTTCTCTCTGTTCATTGCTACACTGGTCAGAACGCCAATAGCGCCCTTGTCAAAGATAGCACCGTATCCATCTCCATTCGTATCTTCAGAGATGTTTCCATCTTCAAAGATCGGGACACCAGAAAGCCTCAGTCCAGTCCAGAAAGGGCCCAGGCGGTCTTCAGAGAAGCCAGAAGGGATAGGACGGATGGTTCCTTGCATCACTCCAGTCAAGTCCTTGTTCAAGTTCAGGACTGCGTTAGGATGATGGACTATCCGTAGATCAGAGCCATATTTCTCGGCTTTAGCGATACCGATACAGCTTGCTGTATTAGCGAGAGACAGTGTCTTGGTAGTAGCGCCCAGGTCAGTGCCGCCATTCAAGGCGCTGAAGAGGTCAAGGATATCCCCGTCCTTCTTCCGAGCCATAGCTTCACCAAGCTGACGCCCAACGATCTGCCAGACCTGTTGGGTATTCTCACGCAGCAGCTTGTCAGTGATGATGATCTTGGCACCGACCTCGCTGGCTTGCACAGAAATGGTGCTCATACCCATCTCTTCTTCATCGATTAGATCCTGGCCCTCTGCCAGAGCGCCAACAGTCATAGTTCCTACCTTGGGGACTATGAGAGTGTCAGAACCCTTCTGGAGATTGAATTTCTCTACCAGCTCCATGCAGGGTGCGTTGTGTTCTTCCGTATACCGAGCCGTCGTGATCATCTCGCGGCTGGCATTTTCCAGTGAGCCAGTTGTACTTGTTTGTGGCATTTCATGCCCTCCTAGTTGTTAGACATTAGGCGGTGATACTGGTCCGCCGTGAGATTGACGCGGCCTTCCATGTAGTCATCCAAGATCCGTTCCCGGCTCCTGGACGCGCTTGCCGAACTCGCGCCAGAGTCAAAAGATTGGGGTTGCACTCGCCCTTTCGCAACCTGCTCATACTTGCTTCGCAGGTCCCGAATTTCCACTATCCGCTTGGCCTCCCGCTCCATGCTTGCAGGATCAGCCAGCTTCTCCAGCTCCGCCAGGTCGCTAATGTTCAACTTGTAGTGCTGAGCATAATGCCGGGCCGCAGTGTGGCGCCCCTGCGCTACCTGAAGTTGCTCTTGGTACTGTTGTTGCTGTTGCAACTGGTACTCAGCCTGGCCACGCGCCTCAGAAGCCAGCTTCCGGGCCTGGTCAGGCATATAGCCCTCGTCAACCAAGCGTTCCCGGTACTGCTCCTCAGCCTTGAGCACTTCCTCCTGGTACTTCTGCTGCTGCGCCTGTTGGTGCTGCTGCTGGTACCAAGCTAGTTGCTGCTGCATCTCTGGTGTGGCTTGCGCCGTACTAGGAACCGCAGCCTGGGACGGCGGGATCGAGGGGGCGGGTACTGGGTCCGTAGGGGGTTCTAGTTCCGGAGAATCAACCTCGACAGGCGGCGCCTGGGGCGTATCAGTAACGTCCTCAGCATCGAGTAGGGGCTCGAAGTCGGGCTCCGCCACCACTTCGGTGGTGGAGTCCTCAGAAGCCTCTATCGCAGTAAGCTCCTGGTCAACATCATAGTCAACAGGAAGCTCCATCTCTGCCTGGGTCCCTTCTTCTATTCCGGGTGTAACCATCTTTTGCCTCCGCAAAAAAGAAAACGCCGCTTAGTCTGGCCTCTAGGGCACAGTATTAGAGCGGCGTCAATAGCGCACTGGTTAGATTTTCAGTTAGTTCCTAGTTTAGAGCTACTTTGACCCTCCGGTCAATAACAACAGTATCGTGACAACGAGGACATTTCGTAATAAATAAACCCTCAACGTGGTCAGCCAGTTTCTTATTACAGCCCGGACATCTCACTTCCGTCATGGAGCACCTATCCCTTCCATCTGCTCGATAGTTTGTTCTACATACTCTGCAACTTCTTCTTGAGCCCAGGGCTTTAACTTAGCTGGCATCTCATCAATGAATGTTCGCCAGTCATCAATGCCTTCAGACGGTTCGTCTATGGGTATCATCATCATATATCGACGGTAGACCTCCACCAACTCCGGTCTCCCTATCTTCTCTAGCTCCTTCATCTGAAGTGCTACCGACTCCTTAAAGGATTCGACTACTGCATTTTCTGGGAACCTATCAATAATGAATTTTGGCAAAGGTCGCATATTACTATTTAGTTTGACGTAGCGTTCCTGCTCCGGAGTCCACTCTCTGATTAGAGCCTCGTGATTGGTTTTGAAATCCTCGCTTGCCATCGGCATCGTGTCCCCAGTCTCTGCATGGCGGTACCAGCTAGTCTTGAACAGACCATAAAACTGAGCCATTGCGGCTTTGTTTGGGTCTGGATCGTTTTTATCCAGCACTTTGAAATCCCTATCTTCTGAGTAATAGGCCCTCATAGTTTTTGCTGCTTTTTCAATGGTTTGCCACTTGCTGTAAAGTTTCGAATCGTCTGGATAGAGCACCGCAAGTTGCCGTCTACGCTTGATCTCTGCATCGTCGTACTCTGTCCCGGTGTCTACCCACTCCCTAGCAAACTTCTTCAACCAAGGATCAGCGTCAGCATAAATAAACTGCTCACCATTAGTGATATAGGCCAAGGATCTGTCATGAGTATTGTGAGATACACGCCCCAGGAAGAACGACCCTACGGCGCTCCCCCAGGTGCGAGATTCAAGATATTGCTGAATGGTGAACGGGTTGGGAGAAGTTACAAGGTGCTTTACTGCCCCCCAGAAACCATCAACATCATCAAATGGCAGAACATCTTTATCTGTCAGACCCTCAATAACCCCACCTACCATGTGCATCCCAAGAGCCCCACGAGTCTGGTAGAAGTACCATATCGGGTTCTTGGTCCAGTTCAAAGAGGATTCTACCTTCCAGTCATCGGCCACATCAGAAAGCAAGCCGTACATAGACGCTGTGAACTGTGCAAGTGCCCGGATCTGGCCTCCAGGACCGTACCAGTCACCGTTCATATGGTATGAAAGGAACTGCCGCCCGTTTGCAGGATTCAAGCCCGGGAGAATATCTTTCTCCCAGTCTTTTCCGAGGGCAAGCCCTGTTGCCACGTAAACACCAACAGCAGCAGAAGACAATTTAGTAAGAGCTTCCAAGGCGTGGCGCTGCTGTGCAGTCGCTCCAGTGCCCAAGAAGCGGTCTGTTCCAGGTACATTACGGCCCACTGCCCCTGCCGGTATCTTCAAAACAGCAGTAGCGGCACTATGAGACAGCGCTAAAGTAGAACGCAGCAACCTGGGCGAGAACGCCAGCCACATACTCTCAAGAGCTCGCTGAGTCGCACTCACCCCCAGTCTTCTGGAATCCAAGGCGCCGGTCATGTTACGAATCTCAGAATACATCATGTGAGCTGGGCCTTCATAAGCAGTCTCCATCGCCTGCTTCAGCAATACCCGTGCATAGCCGACTCCTCCCTGGTAAGCAGACTGAGGGCGGCCTAGAACCTGAGTCATACCCTGCCTTGAGATGTGCTGAGCGTTTCTCATCCACTCGAATAATCTACGCTCTGCAAGCTGAGCTCCTGACATCTTAGAAACATCACCAGTCTCTGTACTGGGATGCCAGTTCTGGTATTTTCTGAACACAGCGTCCAGGTTGAAACCCTCACCAGGAGAAAGCAGCGACATCACTTCCGGGTCCCCGATCGAGACGCCGTTTAATGCAAGGTCATAGTAGTCATCCAGGTTCTCTCTAATGTGCTGTGCCTGCATCCCCGGCAT